TCAAAGTTTTACAGCTTTGGTCTTGTTGCGTTCTTTCATCTCGCGCAGCACGGCTTGGCCCCCGGCCTTGCGGTCGGCATGGCGGCAGTAGCGTTCGATCATTTCGATGGACATGCCCACCATGTCGGAAATCTGCTGCCCGGTGTAGTTCGCCTGCCGCAGCCGGATCACGGCATTCGCCCGCAGGCCATGCCAGACTGCTCCCTCAAGCTCGGGGTGCCTCTCGCGCGCCTTGTCCAGTTCCTTCCAGAGTTGATTGGTGCTGAACGGCTTGCCCGCGCCCTTGCCGGTTTCCTGGATCAGATAAGGTCCGGGGCGCTTTTCCCATGTGGCCATTTCGGCTTCCAGTTCGGGGAAGATCGGGCACCATGGCTGGAAGCCGGTTTTCTTCTGGGGCAGGCTGAACCCGCCTTCGTCAATATCGGTCGGCCCGAGGCGCACAAGATCGCTCACACGCTGACCGGTGTAGCGGGCCAGCACATAGGCGCGGCGAAGCACCCCGGTCAGGGTCTCGTCTGCGAATTTCAGCTGCGCGGGCGTCCAAGGCTTGTGCCCTGCCCCGGCTTCGAACCGGCGAACCCCATGGGTCGGATCACGACCCACCAGTTCACGCGGACCGCTGGCCCAGCTGAACATGGCCTTCATGGCATCCAGCACATTATTGGCCCGTCCGGGTTTCGCCGCCCCGATTTTCTCGATCAGCGCCTGGACGTGCGACGGGCGCAGGTGATCGGTCGACAGGTTGCCCCATGCCGCGCGCACCACCTCCAGGTGGCGCCGGTAGTGGTCCTGCGTGGAGGGGGCCAGCTTGCGAGGCAGGACAGGCCAAGCAACAATATAGGCGTCAATCAGTGCGCCTATGGTATCGGTCGGGATCGGGCCGACGATGCCCTGTGCCTGGCGCACGGCCACCCAGAATTCGGGGGTCTGGGGATTGTTCGGCAGCTTGATCCGTTCCCCGGCATGTGCGGTGCCGCGTCCCTTCTGATAATAGAAATACTCCCTGCCGCCCGAGACGACGCGATGAACGCCGGGCGGCAAGGAAATCTTAGCGGACATTGTTCACACCGGCCATGAAGGGGTCAGTCTCTGCCTGTGCCCGTTGCGACATGGACGCCTGCACTTCCGCCCAGGACCAACGCGGGGTTGCGCCGCAACGGATCGGCTGTGGCAGGATGCCCCGTTCTACCCAGCTATCTACCGTCGATTCACTCACATCCAGCTCAGCCGCCAAGGTGGATTTTGCGAGGAAGGACGGCGGGCGGTCGCCGTAGATTTCGCGTTGTTTCCTCATGCTTCGGTCCCCTCCTTACCAAGGGCGGTCATGTTGAGGGGCGAAAGATATTCATCGCCGCCTTCGATTTCGGGCATGTTTTCCAGCTTGCGGATTTCGTTCGGGCTCAGCCATCCGCCATCCCTGCCGATCCGGTAAGCGGCGTAGCGGGCGCCCAGATCGCCGCGCAGCAGGCCCGCCAGATCGTGTTCGATAAAGAACGTGCGGCGGGCTTCGGGGGTCAGCAGGGCCATGTTCATGGCCTGCTCGATGCGCTTGGCCATGGGGGCGAGGCAGCGTTGCACCAGCGCGCGGCTTTCCTCCCCGATATTGGAATAGGTCGCATTGTCGGTGATGCCCGCAGCCGAAGGCGGCACACCGAAGACTCGACACACGTCCAGCGCGGTCAGCTTGCGGCTTTCCAGAAATTCCGAATCCTTGGAGCTGAAGGCGAAGGGCTTCCAGTCGGCGCCGCCATCCAGAACCAGAATGCCCGAGGTGCTGTCATTCCGTTCGATCTTCTGGCGCAGCTTGTCCAGCACATCGACTTTCTGGCTCGGGTTGATCGACTGCGCGAAGACCACCGCGCCCTCGGGACGAAAGCCCTTGGCGGCCTGCTTGGCGGCGGCATCCTGTTGCGACAGGGCAAGGCCGAAGGTCTCGCGGGCAATCTGAATGGGCGACAGGCCCATGACGCCATTGGGCGCCAGCCGGTAGCGCACATGCAGAACCTCGCCTTGCAGCAGCACCCGACCCGGCACCCCGGCCACGGTGTAGCGCAGCCGCCCGGAGGTGCGCAGCCGTTCCACCGTCACGCCGCGCGGGTCGATCAGATGCAGGCCGATGACCTGGCCGCGCCCGTCACGTTCGACTTCGGCATAGGCGTTGCCATGCACCAGCACATTGGCAATCATCGCCTCGCGGAATTCGAAGGCGGTCATCTGGCCATTCGGGGAATCGTGCAGAACGGAATAGGCCGGATGATCAGAGGCCCTATCTCGGCTGCCGCGCGCGCCGTGGCGGTAGACAAACAGCGGAACGCTGGCCATCAGCTCCGCTACCAGGGTAACGCAGCGATGCGCCACGGCCAGGCCAGATGCGCGGGCCGGGTCCACATGGACCAGCGCGCCGCCGTTCTGGCCGAAGACCTCGGCCAGGTAGGGATCGGAGGTCGGCACAATGCTGCGGGCCTCGCGGCCCATCAGGCGGTTCAGGAGGCCCATTGCTGCGCCTCCATGATGCGGATCACGCGTTGAGCATGTGCCAGAGCGATATGGCCGACAGGCTTCCAGCGTGCTTGAACCGTGGTCTCGGGATAGGCGGGCCATGCCGACACCACCGACACCTCGAACAGATCAACCGCGCGCAAGATGCGGCGGTCACCGTCGCGGCGTTCGTCGGTCGCGGTGAAGCCGAAGGACATGCCGCCCAGATCGCCGCGTTCGGCCAGCGCCAGCACGTCGCGGCCTGCCTGGGTATCGGGCAGGTCGATTTCGAAGGTCAGCCCCCGGCTGTCTTCGGCCAGGCGCAGGGTCTTGGACATGGTGCGGCCCAGAACGCGGGTCGGATCATGATCGGCCAGCGCCAGAATATCGCTCCCGGCCCGCAAGGAACCCGCGAAGGCGCCGGGCGCGATGACTTCTGTGAAGGCACCGGCAATCCGGGCTTCGGTATTGAAGGTGGCCGCATAGCCTTCCAGCTTGCGGCCCTTGGTGCGCAGCTCAGCGGCCATTGCGCGGTGTTCGTGTTTCACAGGGCAATCTCCCGGTAGGGCGCAATCAGGCGATCAATCACGGGATCAAGCCCGATCGGCTCATCTTCGCCGCGCCTGCCGTAGAAGCGGGCCACCAGCATCAGGGCGGCCTGTTTGAGCGGGGCGGGCATGGGGTTTTCGAAAAGGTCGTAATCGAGGCTGACTCCAATCGAGGCGAGATATTCCAGAGCCGCTTCAACCATGCCCTCGACTGCAAGAAGATCATCGTCGGAATCAATGCGCAGGTGGCGCTTGGCCTCATCGAGGAGGATCAGCGGATCTGGAACCGGCATCAGTCGATCTCTGCCCAGACGAAGCCTTCCGGGTGCCGCACCACGACATCGCAGTCGAGGAAGGCATGAAGAAGGACGCCGCCTTTCGAAGCCACATCCGTGTGATAGGGGTTCACCAGCAGGTCGATACCGGACCAGTAGCCCAGATACAGGCTGGCCCATTCGCCATAGATCAGCGGGTATTTGGCAGCGGCAGCCGGATCAACCACGGCAGCCGTGGTGAAGGGCACCTGATTGGTGGCTTCCACGCGCTGGTTATGGAACAGTTCGGCCTGGGTGAAGATATGCCCGTCCGTGTCTTTCAGCTTCCGCGCGACGTTCATCACCCGCGGGTTGGTCAGAAAAGCCGTGGTGCCGGTCACATCGTCCACTTCCAACGCCGAAATCAGATCGGCGGTCAGGTCCGACGACAGGGCGGCATTCGCCAATTGCACCACATCCGCAGTTTCGAGGATGCCCACCGGCTCGTTGGTGCCGCCGCCCTTGATCGCCGCCGCGTCCATCTTCTGCGACAGCAGGAAGGCCAGATCGGCGCGCAGCAGCGGTTCCAGCGCGGTCTGGGATTGCAGCAGCATCCGCCGGCTGATTTCGTATTCCGCCGAAACCGTCTTCGGCCCCATGCTGACTTTCGAGAAACCGGCATCGGAGCGGGTGGTGTTGGTGTGTTCCGCAATCCAGTGGGCAGAACCCGATTGCGCCAAGCGCGGCAGATCCAGATTGCCGGTCAGGCCGCGCAGCACCGTGGCGCCCATGGCCTCGATTTTCAGGCCGGGGCGACGGCGGTCGGTGATCGGTGCCAGATCGGTGCCCACCAGATTGCCCCCCGGAACGCCCACCGGCGCCGTGGTGGTCAGGGCGCGGGCCTCGAACAGCACTTCGGCGGGGATCATCACCCCGCGCGCCTCCCGCCCCCGCGACAGCTCAGCATGAACTTCGGCTTCCAGTCCGGTCAGGCGCCCTGCCATGCTTTCGGCAACCGCCTTGGCGAAGGAATAGCCGCGCAGCTCGCGCCGCATTTCGGCGCCGCCCAGCGGTTCACCCTGGGCCTCGAACCGCTCGAATTCTGCCAGCTTCTCGGCATCGCTGATCCGGCTGGACAGGCTGCGCACTTCGGTTTCGAGGGCGTCGAAGCGCTTGCGCTCGCCTTCGTCCATGTCACGATTTGCGGTCTGGGCTGTATTGGTCAGGCCGCGCATTTCAGCAATGCGGGCTGCGCGGGTCTCGCGCAACGTGTTAAGGGAAGTCATCCTTGATTCTCCAAAGGGGTTAAGGTGGAAGGCCAGCGGGGGATTGTTTGGCGACGTGCCCCGCTGGCCGGATTCTCAGGTTAGCCCCCACCGCGCGCGGCGAAGACCATGGATTTCAGACCTTGCAGCCACGTCGAAGTGAAGCTGCGGCTTTCGACAATCCCATGCAGTGCATTTTTGCCCATGTATGCGCGGAAAAGGATTTTCTCCTCCCGCTCGGCATCGCCCTGCGCCTCTGCAAGTGCAGCCGCATCATGTTCCAGCCCCGCGCGGTCCCCATACATCAGCACGGTTTTCCCGGCGCGGATCACGTCCACAGCCGCCGCTCCGACGAAGGAAACCTCAAATTCGGGCGTGACATTCAGATCAAGTGCGGGGTCACAGATTCGCACCATGAAATCCAGAAGACTGTGATCGGGATCGGGCAGCAGCGAAGCAACCTCACCGTGCATTCCGGTATTCAGAAGCTGCATTCCAGCGAAGCGCTGAAAGGCCTCAACGGCACGCGCAGGCTTGTCCGTGCCCATGCGCGCGATCAGGACCGTTGCCAGATAGGCTGCATCAACCTCGATCCCGCTGCGCCCGCGCCCGCCCTTGTCCAGCAGATCAGCATCACGCAGCGCGCGTGCCAGAACCGAGAGGGTTTTTTCATCCACTCGGGCAAGTAGGGCAAGAAGGGTGACGAAGGGTCCGGGTTTCATTCTATATGAGTATCACTCGCATGATGCTGGCGTCAAGCCATGTGTGTTTTTCTCACATGAAGCATTACCGGATCAACGGCGGGTGATCGTCGCGCCCCGTGGCCGAGCGCCACAAGGCGAGAGTGGGGCGGTTGCCATGGTAAGCAGCTTCCACTGCATATTCAGGGTGGCCGGGGCCAGCTCCTGGGCCGGTGGCATCCCACATCAGCGTGGCCAGCACGGCGATGCCTGCCATGGTCCGGGCCGGTGTCGCCGTCATTGCATCAAAGGCTTCATCCTCGCGCCGCGTGGCGTCCAGCATTTCCGGGGTGTCCCAGTTTACATGCCCAGGCATATCGGCCAGCCGATACCAGTCACGTTTCGCCTGCCCCCATGCGCGGTAATGGTGCAGCAGCTCGGCATCGGCATGGCTGGCGCGGGCGATCAGCGGGGCGGCCAGCAGGCCGGGCGCGGCGAGGATCAGGCGGCGGTTCATGCGCGATCCCCCATCAGGCGTTCGGTCTGGCGCAGGGCGGCGCGCATGTAGCTGCGGGCTTCGCGCAGGGGCTGGGGGTAGCCGTCCGGACTTTCGGTCGCGTCCAGCGCCAGGGCGAGGCAATCGTGGATTTCGTGCAGGCGGGCAGAAGGCAAGCCGATTGCGGCTGCCGGAACAGGGTTCGGCATGACAGGCTCCGTTGCGGGTTTATCAGAACACTGTTACGATACGCTAATGCCGTCGCGCAGGTCAACACAAATCAGAACGGTGTTACGATTTGAACGGAACGCAATGCAAAATGGCCCGCGCGGCAACCGGCTTGGGCGTCAGGGATCTTGCTAGGCTCGCATCGGTATCGCCGGATACGATTGCGAGACTGGAACGTGGTGAGGAGCTTCGGGCGGCCACAGTTGAAGCTATTCAAGCCGCCCTTGAAGCGGCAGGTGTAGATTTCATCCCGGAGAATGGCGGAGGGGTTGGGGTGAGGCTGAAGCGCTAAATGTCAAATTTTTCAGAATATACTGTTAAGCGCCTTCCTATTGCTGAAGTTGGCCGCTGGCGCGCGCGATTGGCAGAATCCGCTAGACAAGGCCAAAAGCGTCACAAACTCTTGAAGCTTACAACGATGGGGGGGAAAAAAACCTATGTCATCGGGCTTGGGCACGAGTTGGGCCAAGATATAGTCCAAATCGACTACGATGTCAGGCAAGAACTCGGAGAGTTGCTGGTTGGAGAAAGAGTATCCCTAAAGGTTGAACCTGCAAATTGGTTTGAGGCAAACAGGTGGTACTTATGCCACCGTGATCCATATGTGTGGATACCGGCGCGTCTTTCTGCGATCTCACTTTTCGTGGGGATCATTGGTTTACTGCTTGCAGTCTACTCTATTTGGCCAAGCTCGGTAGCGCCCGACCAACCTATTCCCGCAGTCGAGTTCAAGCAGCCTAAAGAAACTCCGCCAGACACGCAGGAATTGCCGCCTCCTCAACCCGCCCAGATGCGGCCAGGGCCATGGCAAGAGCCACCATCCCGTCTATTCGGCCCGTGCTCTTATGCTTGGCCAGCTTCCTATTGCCCGCCGCGTCCCGTTCGATAACTGCGTTGCTGGCGCACATGGTCAGGATCGGGTTACCGCCATGGCGCAGCTTGCCTTCGGCCACCAGCCGTTCCAGCGTGTCGATGGCCGGGGCCATGTCGCGGAAGCCCTGGCCGAATTCGCGCAGCGGCAGTTCGGCGCCGATGTTCGCCAGCTCGCGTTTCAGATCCTCGATGCGCCAGCGGTCATAGGCCAGCCCTTGCAGATCGTATTCCGCCGCCGCCTCGGCAATATCCTGTGCCACGAAAGACGGATCGACCACCGCGCCGGGAATGGCCGTCAGATGCCCTTGCCGCGCCCAGACATCATAGGGCACCCGATCCGCCTCGGCCTTTTCGCGCAGGCCCGCTTCGGGCAGGTAGAAGCGCGGCAGCACATCGAACCCGCCTGCGTCATCGGGGAACACCAGAACAAAGGCCGTCAGGTCGCGGCTGGCCGACAGGTCCAGCCCGGCAAAGCAGGGGCACCCGCGCAGATCGGCGCGGGGGGCGGCGCTGTTCATGTCCCATTCCGCCTTGGCGATGAAGCGCACATGGGCGCTGACGCGCTGGTTCAGGATCAGGTTGCGGAAGCTGTGTTCGGCACTTGGCATCCGCTGCGCCTGCGCCGCCTGGCGTTGCACATCCGACAGGCTGCGGAAATCGCCCAGGGCGGGATTGGCCTTCGCCCAGGTGTCGGGGTGCCATGGGTCATCCTGATCGGTGGCGCCGTAGAAGGTCAGGTGAAAGGCCGGGTCTTCCATCTCGCCCGCGTTCAGGCGCTGGCCGTAATCGACCAGTTCCGACATGATGGCGTGATCGTCGGCGGCCTGGGTGGAAATCACCACCATCAGCGGATTGTCACGGGCGCCCATGGCGGTATCAAGGGCTTCGTAAAGGTCGCGCTTGGGGGCCTGCCCGAGTTCGTCATAGACGATGAAGGACGGCGAAAGCCCATGCTTGCCCGCCGCATCGGCAGACAAGGCAGCGAAGATCGACCCCTTGCCGGGGCCTGCCAGCACCTCGATTTCCTTGCGGAACTTGGTCACGTTCACGCGGGAGTCCAGATCGGGCAGTTCGTCCAGGATGGCGACGATTTCGTTGAAGGTCTTGCCCGACTGGAAGCGGTCGTTCGCGGCGGCATAGATTTCGCCGCGCTGTTCGGCCTCGGGGCCAAGCAGGTGGCACAGGGCAAGGCCTGCGACGAGCTGGGTCTTGCCGTTCTTGCGGGGCATCGACAGGACGGCAGTGCGCACCGGGCGCCCGCCTTCGTCGTCTTCCGCATAGACGGCTTCCAGAAACCGGCGCTGGAAGGGGCGAACGCGCAGCTTCTGCCCGGCCAGCTTGCCCTGGGTGATCGGCAGGTATTCTAGAAAAGCCACCACGCGGTCAACGCGGCTCTGGCCGGGGGCATCCCACGGCATCGCGGCAGGTTGCGGGCGGAAGCCCTCGGGGTGGAACAGGTCCGGCGCGCGCTGTTCCACCACATGCAGATGTTTGGGTTTCGCCCCGATCCCACGCTGCCCCATTCCAGATAACCTTCTGTTTTAGCTACATTTGTTATTAAGTCTGCGCTTGTTTACTCCGCCGGTCTTCTGCTGCGGGTTCACCGTCCCTGAAGCCCCCCCATGCCAGGCATCGAAGGGGTCAATCGGGTTGCCGTTCGCGTCGAACCCTTTGAACCGGCGCCTAAATGTCTGGCCGCCTGGCTTGTCGAAGCTGGCGGTCTTCTCGTTGTGGCACGGCAGGCAGAGCGACAGCAGGCCAGACATTTCAGGGAAAGGCGAACCGCCTTGATTGATGGGCTTGAAGTGATCGACGGCCACTGCTTCCACGATCAGGCCGCGCCGGGTGCAGATTTCGCAGAGCGGAGTTGCCGACAGTTTGGCCTCGCGCAGCCGCGCCCATTTTGAAGTGTTGTAAGGCCAATGTGCCATCACGCCGCCTTTTGTGCATCTGCGCACCAAGTTTTCAAGTTCGCGTCTCTTTCGTTCATAGTCAGTCTCGTAAGGTTTCACTGCTCAATGGTGAGGTTCGGAGCGAAGGGCATAGGGAGACCAGCCCGTGCCTTTCGGCACAGGTTGGTCCCTAGCCCTCTGCGTGAAGATCTGCTCAACGGAGCCGGTCCATCGCTTCTGGGCGCCCGAGGTCGTATGACCCCGCCTCGGGCTTGCTCGCTACTTAAAGGCGCCGGGTCTGGCGCCTGATCCCCCGCTTCGAGCTTTCGGGCTGCGGTTGGCCTATGGGATCGCCCCGTGGCAGGCCGTTACTGTGCTGAACGCCACCGTCTGAACCGTCCAATCAGCACAGGTTCACGCGGTCAGGCTGCGCGGTGCCCTCCCTTGCTGGTGCGGACGGGCACGGGTCGCTCCACTTCGATCAGGCTGGCAGCATCCCCATAGAACAGGGCATCCGTCATGCGGCGCATGATGACCAACTGCTTGGCCGTGGGGCGCCACCATGGCTTTTCAGCCTTCTTGGCGATTTCGGCAGCGAACTGTTGTTCCCAACCGGAACTGGCAGCCTTAACCACGGCAGACCAATGGAACAGGCATTCTTCGGCGCAGCGCTCCTTCATGCCGCTGCCCTCCCTGTCACATAGGCGAGGAACCCGGCTTGATCCTTGGGCGACATGGCCTGAAAGCAGGCGAGGCAGTAGGCCTTCACCTCGAACGGGGTGGCCCATGCCGCCCAGTGCCGTGCTTCCTCCATGGCATTCATCAACGGCGGGATAGGTGCGCCTTGCCGCAGGCGTTCCAGTTCGTCGGACAGGATTAGCGCGGCGTCCAGCGGGTCGCATTCCCGAATCGCCTGCCGCAAGGCCATTGCCCAAGCGAGGCGATGACTGTATTCTTTCGGTTGATGTTTCTCGACATCGCAATTAGCCCCGGTCGCGCCCGCCAGCGCGCCGGGGTTTTCCATTTCCGATCCCTTGTTCAGGGCACCCGGAACAGCCGCCGAAGCAGCTTTACAAGAACCCGCTTCGTTCTTGATCTGTTTTTGGTTTGAGCCGCCTTCATTGGAAAATGCAAGCGATTGATACGAAACGGAAATCCCCGTTTCGGACAGAGACCTGCACCTTCCATTTCATTCCCCGCCTCCTTCGCGAAGGGTGCGCATCACCTGCGGTGCAAGCGCAACCAGATGCCGTCGCGGGCGCGCACGGTCAGATGCGCTTCGGGCACCGGCACCCGGCCTTCCACCGGCAGCAGGCGGAAGTCGCGCAGCAGCAGCGCCAGCAGCAGCGGGCCTTCCACCATGGCAAAGCCCGCGCCGGGGCAGACACGCGGCCCGGCGGAAAACGGGATATAGGCGCTGCGCAGGCAGGCCTTGCCGTTTTCCGTCTCGAACCGCGCGGGGTCAAAGCCGTCCGGGTTGTCCCACAGCCGTTCATGCCGGTGCAGGTGCCAGGGCGACAGCACGATCTGCGCGCCTGCCGGGGCCATGCGGTCGCGCAGTTTCACCGGGCAGCGCGCCTCGCGCACCATCATCGGCACCGGCGGATACAGCCGCAGCGCCTCGCGGAACACCGCCTTCGCCGCCTTCAACCGCCCCAGCGCCGCGAAATCGGCCTCTGCCCCCAGCTCCGCCTGCGCCTCTGCCGCCACCCGATCCTGCCAATCGGGATGGGTCGCCAGCAGATACAGCGCCCAGGCCAGCGCCGAGGCCGAGGTTTCGTGCCCGGCCAGAAAGAAGATTGCCACCTGATCGACCATTTCCTCGGTCCCGAACCGCGCGCCGGTCAGCGGGTCGGGCGTGGCCATGATCTTGGTCGCCAGATCATCGGGCGCCGTGCCCTGCGCCAGCGCCGCCGCGCGCTCCGCCGTCAGCCGGGTGATCAGCGCCCGGATGCGCGCCGCCGTGCGCTTCGTCTCGGGCCGGTGCAGCCGGGGTGCCCAGGCCGGCAGCGGCAGCAGCGCGGCCAGATTCAGGATCGGTTGCGCCTTCTGGTGACGGCGGAATTCATGGAACACCGCGCCTGCGGTTTCATCCTCGATCGGCAGGGAAAACAGCGTGCGAAAAATCACATCCGCCGCCGCATGGCTGGTTTCGAACTCGATCTCCAGCGGCGCGCCATCGGCCTTGGGCGCCAGCCGCGCCAGCATCGCCTGCCCCGCCGCCCGCATCGCCGGCCAGGTTTCGCGCAGCCGCCCGCCCTCGAACGCCGGGTCGATGATGCGGCGCTGGCGTTCCCAGATCTCGCCATTGGTCACAAAGACCGAATTGCCCAGCAGGGGCCGCAACCCCTCGCCCACCCGGTCGGATTTCGGGAAATCCTTCGGGCGTTCCTTCAGCACCAGATCAACCAGCGCCGGGTCGTTGCACAGATAGCTGCGAAAGAACGGCGTGCGAAACTCGGCCATCCAGGCGCGATACAGCCGCGCCGGTTGCGCCGACAGGATGTCACGCCGGAACAGCCGCAGATAGCGCCACAGCGACACCTTGTCAGGCCGGGCCAGCGGTTTGGGCGGATGGGGGTGATCGGCGCTCAT